ATAAAAGCACCCTCAACAGGATTAGTTGGTGCAGAGAAAGTAGTGTTTTCTGTTGTTAGATGATATGCGTTTGGTTTAGCTTGTGTGTCCCATGCTACAGCATTAGATGATGATGTTAATGCTTGTTGAGATATATAAGCTAGATAGTTAAATTTAATAGCCCCTGTTCCTTTTGTGCTAAATTCTATTCCAACATTAGTATCACTTCCTGTTGCAGATATAGATGGGTTATTGCTTGTAGCACTATTTGTTAATTCTAAATAATTAACTGCTGAAGCTGTTGTTTGAAATATTAATTGCTCATTACTGTTTTCATCTAATATTCCATGAGCATCATCTATTGCAATATTATGTGAATTTGTATCTAAGTTGCCACCTAATTGTGGAGTAGTGTCATTCACTAAATCTGCTACAACTGAACTATCAAGCCAATCTACTGTGTTAGCAGTAGTATTAATATTTGCTAAAGATATGTCATCAGCACCATCATAAAATTTTAAAGTATTTGCAGTTGCACCACCAGATGTATCTAGCCAGATTGTACCAGCGACAGCAGAACTTGGTCTTGAAGTTCCTGAATTAGATGAATTAATTGCACCTAGAACATTGTTTAAATCTGTTCTAAAAGCTGGGAAAGATTGGTTCGCTATATCGTAATCGTGTTGTGCCATAATTGTTTTATACTCCTTTTAAAACCCTTTTGCAATAAAATCAAATGTTTTTGATACGTTTGTTCCACTAGAATTTTTAAATAAAACATCAAAGCCATTAACTGTTTTATTAGATACTGTAAAGAAATCTCCAGTATCTGCATCTTCCATTGTAACACCCACAGCATAATTAACAGATTTGAATGGGTTTGTAAATGTAACAGTTTTAGTTCCAGCACCAGAACTTATATCATTTCCACTAAATATTCTATCAGGCATATCAATCGTAACTGTTACAGCAGAAACTCTAGGTGTAGAAGCACCATCTCTTGAAATTAATACTACTCTAAATTTAAAATATCTTGCTGTGTAATCTCCAATAACAAAGTTTTGAAAAGCAGTATATGTAGAATTATCATCACTTGTTGCAACTTCTATATGTGCATTTGCATTAGCTGGTGTATCTCCATCAAAGTTAGAAGAAGCTGAATCAAATAGTCCTGATCTGTTGTCAAATAAATCGTCTGGGTTATCTGATGTTTGAGTTAAACTAGCTGTGATTCTAGCTGTGTGTTTAGCACCTATATCAATTACATCTGCAAATAAATAATTACCACTTGCAAAGAAGTCAGCATTAGCAACACCAGAATCAAAAAATCTAGTTGTTTCAGAATCAAAGTTTCCTGACGCACTATCAAATAATTCTGATGAATCTAATTCAATAGCATCATCTGTAATTACAGTATTAGTTAAAGTTCCAGAAAATGATGGGTGTTCAGATTGTGTGGCTACTGCATTAAAGTTAGATATTCCTGTTACATTAGAAACAATTGCAGTTGCATTAGAACTAAAGTTACCTAATTTATCTACTGCTTTTAAAAGATAAGTTCCAGCCCTAGCTGGTACAGATATTGAAGTTGCTGGTCTTGATACTTTTTCTACTAATGCTACCGAGTTCTGCCAATCAGCAGTTCCATCAGTTTCTTCACTAAATCTTAAATTGTAATATGCTAAATCTAAATCAGGTATTTGTGTCCAACTTAAATGTGCTTCTTGTCCTACAATATTACAAGCAAAGTCCTCAACATCACTAGGTGGCTCAATAGCACCAATAATAGTTCTTTGTGCTGATACATAAGTTGATGAAACTCCTAAACTATTTACAGCTTTAACTCTGACATCATAAGTAGATTGGTCAATTACATTTAAAACTCTATGATTTAATCCAGAACCTTGTGCATAAATAATAAAATCTGAATCTGTGCTTAATTTATATTCTACTTGGTAATAATCAATAAAGCTATCTGGAGAAGCACCTATTGCTACATCTAAAGCTACAATTACAGTTCCATCATTATATTCAATTAATGTATCATCTAATGTTACACTTGCTGGTGGTTGGATAGTAAATGGATTAGGTAAATTAGTAGATGGTACTGTTGTTGCTTGTACTTTGGTCGCCCAAGTATAATGTGATGCTTGGTATTCAACAAGTGATAATCCTATTGTAAAATCATCATTAAATGTAATACCCATAACTCTAAATGGTTTAGCAGAAAATCCTAAAGAACTATGTGTAATATTTACTATGTCAGCAATAGCCAAGTCATAAGCATCAAAGCTAACATTTATTCCTAATGTTAAAGCCTCTCTTGATCTTCTTAAAATAACTTCTGCCATTTCCTCTGCTTGATACTGTGATGTAATAGTTTTAAAATTAAATCTACCCTCTAATAAAAATCCACCATCAGCAGTTTTCATTGTTGCGTGTCTATCTGCACTTGGTAATCCTGAATCATCTATTGGTGGGAATTGAACTTCATTAACTTGATAATTTCTTGTTGGGTCAACAAAGCCTACAATAACTCTGTTGTATCTTTCATTCTTAGTTGGAATAGATAAATTATATCCACCTATAATATCATCTTCTGTTAATGTAATAGATGCACTTCCTGTTGTTTCTATAATTAAACTGTACTTACCTTGTGTGTATGGAAGATAACCTCTGCAACCTTTTAAAAGTTCTCTAACATTATCTATAATCTTTTGTGATGTATCTAATGCAGTATTTGTATCAAAAATATTTATATCACTACCACCTGAATATGGTGTTACTTGTGTTACGCAAACTTGTGAAGCATCATAAAAACTTTGTAAATTAATTTCACTTATTGCTATTCCTTTTCCATATCTTTCATTTGTTAAATAATCTAATAAACACCATGCTGGATTAGTTGAATAAGCTGGAGATTGTGCTTGTAGGCTAGAATTATAAGCTATAACTTTTTTACCTTGTATCTTTGCTTGTACTTTTGGAATTCCTGTAAATGCGTCTTGATTCCATTTAAATCTTAATGCAAGATAACATAAGCCAGATAATTTATGATTACTTCCCCAGCTAGACAATGTAGATAATAAAGATGATGCTGATTGACCATCTGTTCCATAATGAGGCTCTACTCTAATTAAACTTGCTGAATCTTTATAAAAATTACTATCTCCACTTCCTACTTCTACTTCTGTTCCATCTGATAATGCACTTGCCCAAGTAACTACTTTGTCATCTACTCTTATTTCTTCTATATCGTTTATCTCTCCCTCTGCCATAACGATTGACATATATAGGTAAGTGTTATCTGTTCCTGAAGTTTCCATAAATACTCTAACACCCCCTGTAAGTCTTTCTCCAAAAATTACAGGAATATTTGCGTCATTAGATTGTTTATTAACTAAAATACCTTTTTCAAAATCATCAAATTCATTTGTACCAAAATCTTCTATCTCAGGAACTTTTGGTCTTAATATCCATGACATGAAAAGAGTTACACCTAAAGAAACCAAAGGATTCATGTTTTTAAAAAATCCTGTAACTTTCGTTATAGCTTTAACTATTCCACCAAATCCACCAAAACCCATTATGCTCTACCCCATTTAATATCTTGAACTGTTTGAGAACTAAAATCCATTCCAACATCTGTGCTAAAAAATCTTTGTTGTGATACATTGTTTGTTTTTCGACCATTCTTTTTTTCAAAATCTGCCCAATGAGATACGATTGATAAACCAACTGTACTATCTTTTTCTCCCTCTTGTATTTCAAAACTTTCTATGTTTCCTTTGTATAAAAGAAATGGGTCAGCAATTAATGTATTATCATCTGCTAATAATCCTCTAAAAATAGTAACAGAATCATTAATGACATTCTCATTTAAAACTACTGATATAAAAGTTTGATCTGCACCTGATAAATTAATATTTACACTTGATTTCGTAATATCTGTTTCTTCTGTATGATTTGATATACCTAATATAAAATCACTAGAAGAATAAGTAACTGATGAGCCTGAAACTGATGAGGTTAATGGAAAAGAGCAATCAGTAATGTTAATAGGAGTAGCGAACCCAATAGTGATAAGATGGATTGGTCTAATATCATTTGTT